ACCTGTAGGTGACTTCATAGGAAAGCTGAACACAGTTGTGCTATCAGGCTTCATCACGTCAGGCTCACTAGGGATGCCACTCTCTTTCATAAACTGTGTAAGTGGGTCTTTGTTATCACCACGTACAGTTCTAATATAGTAGTCATTGTGTCTAGCATGAATACCTGATGCACTGTCAACTAATTGAGACACTGTGCCACTAGGCTTTACGCAGGTGATTGCAGTAGACTGTGGTATGCCTAAGTCTTTTGCAAACTTCTTATTAGTCTCTACTGCTACTTCTTTTAACATGATTAGTATTTCTTCTGTCCATATATCTGTATCTAAGATACCTGTTAAAGATACACCTAACAATCTTTCTTCTTCTGTGTTAGTCTTCCATACCTTGCGTAGATACTTGAAGTCTGTGAGTGTAGATTGAAATGTACCTAAGACAGTAGCCATACGTACTTTATCTGTTAGAGTTTTTAAATCATCTGTTTCACGTGCAACAACCTCAGTAAGATTACAGAACTGATAAGGTCTAAGTATAATCTCACTGCATGGATTACAACCAAACTCATGGTCAGTCTCACGTCTACCATTCTCAGATGCTTTTACTTTGGCTGCTTTACGATTAAAGATACCACGTTCACCTGATTTAGATTCATATAACGATGTCCATTCTCGCATGAATGTACCCATCTCAGGCTTACCTTTGAATGCTACAGAATTATTAGCTAGTGCTCTTTGACCTTCATTCTCCCACCACTGTCCTGACTTGGCATGACGCATTTGGTCATCGCCTAAGTTAGACAAAGATATAAGAGCAGAACGTCTTACACCACCAACAACTACAACTTCTCCTATCTTGCACATAATATCGTGACACTCAATAGGAAATAATCTTCTACCTTTTGCACCCTCAAACTTTTGTATACAAAACTTAAACAGGTCTATAAGAGGGGCAGGTCCTGATGCTCTACCACCAAAAGTTTTTAGTCTAGCACCTGCAGGTCTTACCTCTGACACATCCCATGTAGGTATCTGTCCTGCATATAGTAAAGATATTAACTCACGTAATGCTCTTGACCATCCGGGTCTACTATCACCAACTTTTATAACAGTAGATGACTTTTCAAAGTGTTCGTTAACTACAGGTAGTTTGTCTACGTTCTCTCTTTCTACAGAGAAACCTACACCTGTACCACACATAAGTATATACATACACTCATCGAAGCTACGTGGACTATCCACAGGTATGTAGCTACAGTTATATCCTGCCACATGACACCTATCTAACGCAGGTCCTGCTGTCATTAAGGCTCTCATACTTGGCATAACACCAAGAGACATTATAGCATTATTTAGTTTCTCTTTTAATGCTTTCGTTACATCATAGTTGTAGTTAGTTTTTAAGTGACCACTCATATGGTCTATATATCTATCCACAGTTTCTGCCCAAGTCTCTCTTCTTTGGTCATCCTCTCTCCATCTAGCATATCTAGAAAGAGCGATAAAATTTTGATAATCAGTTGGTAAATAGTTTTGCATTTAAGTCTCCTCTGTTACTATCTTTATACTCTTAACTTTCACTCCTTCTATCTCGTGAAAAGTCTCATTGATGTATTCTTCCATCTCTTCATCTACGTTGCCATCGGCAGGTACTGCATAATCTTCAGGGTCGATATACAGTGTCATCATAATCTTAACTCGCATCTTTTTCAACCACATCTATTAGTTCTGTGAGATACCATTGTGCTTTCTTCAAGTCTTCTGCACCATTCTTGTATCTGTATCTCCAAAGATACTTCATGATGTTACCTTGTAGGTAATACTCAAAGCCATCATCAGTCATAGCTCTAATAGCATCTATAGTTTCTATCCCTGCTTTGTTATAGTGTGGTGGGTGATTAACCATATCTTCTTTCTTTCCTGATAAATATTTCACTGTCTGCTCCTTTGATTTCTCTTCAACTTCTTTTAGTTTCTTTTTCATATATTCTAAATGTCTCAATGTAACTCTCCGTCAGGTTTAAAGTTAACACGAATAACATTATCACTTTCTTTAGGCTGAGTCAACCTGTCTATGCCTTGTGCTAGTTCTTCTTGTGATAAATACTTTTCAGCTAGTTGCTCAGTCGCATCTCTAAATATTTTATTCTCTTCCATTAAAGGAACTGAAGCACATATCTGCTTAGTAAAACTAATCATAGAATAGAAATCATCATCGTCAAGTCTGTTAGCTTTATCCACCACCATTTTAAGAGTGACCTCTCCTGTCCATTTATTCTTCTTGTCTATGTGAGGTCTAACTACAATCATAAAATCATTTGTCTGCACATCTTGTTTATCCATATTTATCTCCTTATCTTTGTTGTTGAAAATCGTATGAACTTAGGGTGTTTGTTTTTACCTTTCTCTTTCAACCAATCTTCAGGTATTATTCTATCATAATATCTAAATCCATATTTAATACACCACTCTGCATATGTTGACTTAGCACCTTTTCTAAGTTTTCTTTTGCTATTTTCAAACACAAATCTAATGTCTAAGTTTGGATGTTGCTTCTTAATTGCTAGATGTTTTCTTCTATCTAATGTTAAGAACCTACCTTTAGTTTCTATTATAATCCCATTATATAATATAAAGTCAGGGGTATAGGTGCGATAACATAAATCTTCCCACTCTATTTTAATAGACTCATAAGAAAACTTACACTTGTTTTCTTTTAAGTATGTGGAGAGCTTATGTTCTAAGCCACTCCTATACCCATGCTTTATTGCATCTCTGCGTACTTTGTGTGGAGACACTAGAGTAACCTTCTCCACCCTGAAAAAGGACTGAACTCGTAAGAATCATGAGAGTATGTAACACCAAGAGCTTTCATTTCTTCTTTAACAGCTTCGTCAGCTAACTTTTTAGCTTCCATAGCTTCTCTCAAACCTTTGGTTCTCAGTTCACGAAGAGTTTTTTTAGCTTCAGCTAACTCTTTCTCCATAGTTTCTATATCTTTATTCAGTTCTTCTATCTTTTTTGTATCTGTAGTCATTTTAAACTCCATATTTTACTTGCTTCATCTTTCATACCTGTCCACAACCAAGAGTCTAGGTTAGGATATGTAAGAGAAGCTATCTCATGCTTGTCATCACTGACAGACAAAAACTTTTGTATACCAAAAGCTACTTTAGTAAGTTGCTTCTTGTATGCAGATAAGTTTTTTAGTGTAAATACCTTGTGTTCTTTAGGACTTGCAAAGAATAGGTCTACACTACTCTTAGGATATGCCATAGAGTATAATGCCATTTGTCTTTTCTGTGCTTCAGTTGGTCTCGTAGGCATCCTTGTGGTTGTCTTCAAGTCAACTATCTTGTCAGCAAAGCGAAAGTCAATATACCCTATAATAGGCACAGGCAAGTCATCAATCTGAACCGATACTTTTTCTTGGTATGCTTCAAGATTATCATAGTTAAAGTTCTCATCAATAACTTTACCGAAACCTTCCAATAACTTCTTCTCTTTAGCTGTCTTTATATCTCCTAAATCAACACCTGATTCAGCACACAGAGACATGAAGTGCATATCTAAATAGTTAAAGTCAAAGGTTTTCTTTTCATACTTGTCTGCTAAAGCAGCTTCAGTAGCAATACCTCTCACAGCACTAGCACCACTAGATGACTTAACACCAAACAAATACCTAGCAACCCACAAAGCATTATCATTAATGTATGTGTTGATGCTACTAGGTGACAAGTAGTTGATACCATGCACTGCGAAAGGATTGTTACTTAGCACTATGCGTTTTCCACTTCTATGAAGTTATCCTCTGCGTCAATGATGTCACTAACTGCAGTAGACATATCTTCATCAATGGAGTTTTGAGAAGCCTGTTCGTTCCACTCGGATACTATATATTGATTATAGTTCTCCACCCAAGCTAGAAAGTCTCCAAACATAACTTGGTCTTTCTCAGACAGGTCTATCTTCTCAGACAAGTTCAACGTGCTAGTAGGCAAATAGAACTTACTACCATTAGGTAGCTTTCTAGGTTCAGTAGCTAGAGCTATAGTATGCTGAACAGGTAAGCACTTTTGCTTTGCAAGTTTTGTAAAGTTCGCACCCACAGTTTTGAATGCTTCTCTATTATCTATCTCCCATATGAATGGGGTAGTCTCAAACTCAACTTTATTACCCTTTGCATCAACAGCATCGTGTAAGTCTACTAAACCAAACACTACACGTACACGTTTAATCTGCTTGATAAGGTCTTTAGTTTTATCAGGCAGAGCATCAAAGTCTTGTATCCAACCTGCAGGTTTACCACAGTTGAATCCACCTTGATTATCCTTCAGGTCTTTATTAAGATTGTCAGCCATGACAGTCTTATGATAAGTACCCATAGGTTCTCCTTTTTTTGCAGACATATTCTTTACAAATCTTTTGTACATATATCTCTGCATGAAAGGTCTGATGGTTGCAGTCTTACCATACAAGACCTGACCTTCAGGGATGTCTAATTTATAAGTACCACCCTTCACTATAATCTCATCATCCTCTTCAATCGGAGCATGATTGATTTTAAATCTAGGTAGTTGTGGAGATTTCTTTTCCACTGTATTAGACTCATTTGCTATTCCCATAGCCTTTGCCATAGATTCATAATTGTTAGTGTCTATGGTCACTAAGTTTGCTTCTGTCATATATATTCTCCTTTCAGAAAGTTAAAATGTTTCATAGTTATATCAGCTAACATCTTTAGTGTCAAGCCAATTATCACCTATTTTTGCTTCTAATAATAAAGGCACATTGAAGTCTATTCTAAACTGTTGATTTATAATAGTATTCATGTCTTCATTAATAGATTTTAAGATGAAAATAACTTTGTTAATCTCATCAGGGTGTACATCAATCACGATTGAATCATGTACTGTATTCACGATACAAGACTGAAGTAACTTTAATCTGTCTTCTATGTGTGTAAGAACCAATGGAACTATGTCTGCAGTTGCAAAACTCTGCACAGGATAATTCTTTATCTGTGTAAAGTTAGACACAGAACCATTCATTCTTCTTTGTACATCAGGAAAACTAAACTCTCTTCCTGATGGTGTTCTAATACTTCTCTTTTCTAGAGCTTCTTTAGCCAATCTGGAGTGCCATGATGCAACTCCTTTGTACTTCTTTGTGAAGTCTTGATAGTATTTTGCTTCTGCTTTTGTTCTACCAAATCCTGTCGCACCATATAACGGAGCAAAGGTATGTGCTTTAGCATCCTGCCTAGTAGTAGGCTGACCTGATTTCGTAATGACGTTAGCAGTGTACGCATGAACATCGAAGCCTGTTTTAATCTCATTAATAGCCACCTTATCTTGTGATAAATATGCGGCAGTCCTAAACTCTAGCTGTGCAAAGTCTGCTTCTAGAATCTTACCACCTTCCCAACGTGATACAAACACCTTCTTCACAGGAAACGTGCCACCTCTAGGCATATTCTGCATATTAGGGTCTGCTCCACTAAATCTGCCTGTAGCAGTTCTATGTTGTAATAGTCTTACGTGTAACATACCATCAGACTTTACGTGTGTCTTGATACCTTCAACGAAGGAAGACAGATATGTATCTAGTGCAGATAATCTCTTGAGGTCTTGTAAGAAACTACTAGCTTCTTTCATACCTGCCCTGTTTGCCATGCCTTGTAATACATCTAGATTACCTTTGGATACACCAAACCCATTTGCAGATATCCACTTGGCATTCGGTGCATTAAACTTTAGTCCTGCTATCTTAGCTCTGTCATCATGAAAATGATAACCAAGACCATTACAAGCAGGGTCTTTATTGGTATTAGCGTAAGGAGTTCCATTCTTTCTTACCTTTCTTATGTTGCCTGTGCCATTACATGACTTACATATAATAGCTTTTGTTTTATATACAATATCAGAGT